ATGCCAGAGCGGTACCAGTATCCTGTCGACGAAGGTTTTGCGGATCGTATTCACACCCCGGAAGGGGTCAGATCCCTGGTTGTAAAATCACAGCTGATGGAGTTGCTCAGGGAGATGGAGCGAGACGGCCACGATGTCAGCGGTGCGGCGGCGGAACTGGTGGCACTGGTTAACTATGTGACGAGCTCGCAGTTGTCAATGCGGGAGCTGCAAACACACCTGGATTTCTGCGCAATGCAGCTCAGACAGCATCTGAGATAACGGCAACTTACCAGACCATGAAGATTTTATGGATAAAAACCGAACATAATTCTACAATCCCATCGCCACATTCAGTGGTCTACACATGGCAAGTGAAAATGAAAAAAGCATTAGCAGTGCTGTTTGTTCTGTTGTCTCTGGGTTCAGCTTCACAAGCTTTCGCTGGTAACTGCCAGCATGATAATGATACAGCTGCTGACGGATCGCGTTGCGGCGGGCGTTCTGCTGATTCTCGTCCCGGCGGTCAGTGATAAATAAGGCCGCGAAAGCGGCCTTTGTGACATGTCACACTCTTTTCCTGAAGGATAGCCATTCGAAGAACGAAGACATTCCTCCGCAGGCGATAGCAAAGATTAGACCACCAAAGAAAAGTAGACCAGCCTGCCACCACTCCCAGCGCCATACGTCCATGGCTCCAACCATTCCCACGATAGATCCAACCAGTGGTATATAGCTGACGATGAATGCAATCGGTGCCGCTATTATCCAGTGCAAGCCCCACCACGATTCTAGTCCAGCCATGATTGCTGCAAGTTGGAAGAGCCCCACCACGATGTAAACGATAAAGCCAATAGCTTGCATGTAGTCACCTATTTATTCAGAAAAAATTAGAGGTTTACCTTGAATAAGGCTCGCCACAAGAATTATTCCCTGCATAACAAAAATAAACCAGCAGATAGCCTGCGATGGGGGGCTAAGAAAATATTTGTATCGGTCAGCGAATAACAACCCACAAGAAACTATCACAGACAAAACAATTGAAAACAAGCTCCCCTCCCCTTATTCCGGCGTTACGTCCTGCGGTCGCCACCAGTATGTTTGATTGAATTCTTTCTTCGAACGCTGCTCCATCTTGCGCAGATAGCCAGGCGAGAAGTATTCCTGCAGCTGATTAAATATCATATGGTCAAGAGCTGCTTTTGCATACCATAGGTTGGCACCGGGGATAAGCCCCTTGCCGAGTTTAACCAGATCACCACCTGTCTGCTCCGGCTTTCCTTCAACGGCATTAAGCGGGATACCCTGAGCCAGCTTAACCACGTCATCAACCAGTCCGGCCACAGGCCCCAGCATTGAAGCCAGCGCACCGCCGCCATAACGGGTATGGTCAGAAAGAAGAAAATCACCATACAGGCCAAGGCCACCACCTTTCAGTAGTGCACCGAGCCAGAATTTACCAGCATCTTTTCCGGTCATCTCCCGTGGGTTACGCCCGGATGCCAGGTCGTTAAGTTGCTGAGATAGCGCGCCCAGCATCGTGGTGCTGGCGAGGAATGCGGCGATATAGGCAGCCCGGCCACCAGCGGAAGGCATCCCCATTGCACGCGTCCAGTGCCGCAAAACAACAGATATCGGGAACGATTTAAACAGGAAAACCGAGCGGGTTAACTCACCTTTCCATGTGCCGCGCTGCAACCCGCCACCGGTAAGCAGCTGCTCACGCGCGCCAGGCGTAATGACTGCCATGTCGACTTCTTCAGATACTGCTGCCAACAGCCGGCGCATGGCCTCAAACCTGACTCGCTCCGGCAGTCCTAAGTGCATAACAGCAGCATCAGGGATCCGCATAATACTTTCCGGCGTGAGCATCGTAGTGTTTCCGTTACCCCAGTCTTCCTGTTGCGCCAGTTTCCATACGCTGAAGTCCTGCTCAGTAATGCCCTTGCTCTTCAGTATGCGGAAATCGCTGTCATCAAGGCTTCTCAGATCCGGCGCCCGGCTGACCACTTCGCCAAGGCTGCCCATCATCGTCACGCCGTAGGCACGCTTGTGAGCATCGGTCCATGCTGTCAGGCCGCTGGCGCGCATTACCGCCGTTGCCGCCCAGCGGGAAACCGACGGTCCCATATTGTCCATCGCCCAGCGGTTAACGCTGCCGAGCAACGATTCCATAGCCAGCCCAGCGCGACGGGCGCGGGCAAGCTCCGTGCGGTTCGCCGGGTTCATGGCCTCAAGCTGGTTCATAAATAGTCGGTTCATCGGGATGTTCGCTACCTTCGCCGACATATACATCGTGCCCAGGTCAGAGAATGAAGCCAGCAGCGCGGAACCAAGTCGGCTCGCCACCATCCAGTTTCGGATGTTGTCCGACCATCGTGCGATGTGCGGATTAGCGATCGGCTGCGTCTTCCCGGCGATAAAGTTGTAAAGGTTCTCGGTACTGTTGGCCAGGCGCTTAATCCTGCCAGTGCGCTCAGGGTTGGCAGTGGCCTGTTCAGCCGTAACCTCGTCCAGGATAGAGCGGAAAACGTGATCGGGGTTCGGGCCGTATGTTTCAACCAGCGCGATATCTTTGCTGATACCTTCAAGGTGCCCGACCATTACTTCCCACAGAGAGCGATCGCCATATTCTCGCTGATACTCAAGGTAGGAGTCTGCGTCTTTGAAGTGGATCTGACGGGATGCATTACCGCGATTAGAGCGCGCGCCGGAAATGCGCATGCCAGTATCGCTTAATTTGTTCAGCCCGCCGGTGGCTATGGTGTTGTATGCCTCGCCCAGGAAGGTTTTCAACTCAGCATCGCTCATCAACTGTCCGTCATCTTTGATGTAGTACTTGCGATCCAGTTTGCCGATGACGTCGCTAACCCACTTATCCTGCGGAACCCTGCCGACTTTCTCCATTGAGTGGTGCTGAGGGATGCCCCAATTTTCCAGGTAGCCGATATCACCACCAGCGTCATTGAAGCGCTGGCGCAGCAGTTCAGTAACGCCAGCCCATGCTTTTGCGCCCTTCTTAGCCCTGACGTTGCCAGTGTCCTGCCCGCGCATCTCGTAAACCAGATCGCGCACGCTGGCCTCGTCCTCAAACAGGTGGAAGAATCTCGGGTCTACCGCTTCAAATGCTTCCTGAATCTGGCTTAGTGCATAGTCGCGTGTGGCTTTGCCGCGTGATTCTACCGACAGGAAATTTGATTTCCCGTCAGCGTGAAAGGCGATGGTCCGGTTAAGCGCCTCAAGCTTGCCGTCTTTCCCCTGGTAGGTCTTTATGAAGGCGTCGAGCCGCTGCCTGGCTGCGATGGTGAGTGCCACTCGGCGCTTCTTCAGCGCAGCTTCGTTAGTGAGTTCGTTCGCTGCTAACTGCCCGGCTCGGCGCAGCCGTTCGGCGTCAGTCATCGCCCGCCACGAAGCCGGATCATTGCGGGCCAGTTGCCGCATGTTCCGGTAAATACGGTCTTCAATATTCTTGATTTCCTGCTGCGTGAGTCGGCGGCTTGCGGCCTGCTGCACGGCGTTAATACATTCCTGACGCATAATTTATCCTCTTAAGAAACACGCAACAGCGACATCGAAAAGTCTGGAGTCCTGCACTGCCTGCTCATTTTCACGTGCAGCATCATCAAGCACCTCACGCGCGCTTCTGGACTGTGGATTGCCGTCATCATCAAGAACGGTGATCATCATATCTGGCGATAATGCCAGTGACTCTTCAGCAGCCATCACATCAATGTCCTGCTGATTCTCTGCCATTCTTGGCGATGGCGTGGTTTCTATGTCCCGGAGAGTCGCGTTAGGCTCCAGCGGTGCGACTTCATCGGCGGAGCGCACTTCTGCCGTGCGGAAAAATGAAAGAGCCTGAGCATCAAGCTCTGCCTCTGCTTGCTGCCTGCGGGCGATCTCTGCCCTTGCCTCGAAGAATTCGCCACCAGGCTCATGCGGAGCCAGTGCGTCACGAGAGAATTCCAGCCTCCCCTGTGCTTCACTGATCCGCTGATCGACATCTCTCAGCCTTGCCTGCTTATCGGCTCGGGCACGGGACAGCGCTTTGCCGCTTCCCGCGGGTTGCTCTGCCAGTATCTGGTTACGCTGCTCAGTGAGGTTAGTGATAATGCGTTCGCTGTTGGCTATTTCTGACTGGTAAACCTTGCGGTCGCCACGCGGAAGAATTTGCGCAGCCTGATCCTCAAGCGTCCGCATTTCAATAGCTCTGGATGTTGCACCCTCATCTGCCTGAGAAAGCATCTCATCCAGTGCCTGCGATATAATGCTGCGCCGTGCCGGTATGCTGGTGAATGCCGCCGGCTCAACAATGCTCGCCACATCAACCGATCGGCCTGCACTGACATCCTGCATCGCCTGCCGTAGTGCCTGGGCATGCGCATCGCGTGACAGCACATTAACCGGAATCCCTGGAGCGATATCAAACTCAGCATGATGAGCAGCATTGGCCGCCAGAGCTGCATCGACGTCGGCAGGCATAAAATCAGGCGGGCGAACATTTTCCCCACGAGAGTTTACGAACCGGCCTACACCGCCGAATGCCAGTCCGAGAACTGCATCGATCGCCATCGCCTGCTTATCGAAAACGTCATACTGCGAGGCCATATCCTCATAGCCATTATTGCGCAGAATGGAGGCGGTGCTGCCGCGCATAGCCATACCAAAGGCGACGTTCGTGCCTGCCGCATAAGCGATATCAGGCGCAGCTCGCACAACGGTACCAGCAGCATTCCCAAGCGCCGATCGTGATAACTGAGCGCCGACACCTTCAGCCAGTGCGCCACCAGCACGCAGGCCGATGCTCATCGGTATGACTGTACCGGCACCAGCTGTAAGGCCGTGTACCAGCGCCACTTCCTGGGCGGTGCTGTAATCTACGCCTTCGCCGCGCAGTCGCTCAAACTCGGAGAACCCCTGCAAGCTGGTCACAGCAGCAGCGGCGCCAGCAGGACCGGCTGCCAGCGTACTTACTACTGCCTGCGATCCCATATCGAAAAGACCATACAGCACCTGTCCGGCGGTGCCGGTAGTGGCGGCATCCGGCGTCAGGCGTTTAACCTGTGATGCAGCAAGCTCTCTCTGTCGGGCGATGTATTCAGGTGACGTGTCACGAAACGATGTATTGTCATTAACAAACTGAGCGATGGGTGATACAACGGCATCAACACCAGCCCACAAAAGCTGGTCAGGCTTTGCAACAAGGCCGGAATAAAGACCTGATGCGGCACCGCTGACTGATCCATCGAAAAACCCAACATCGTTTTTAGGGCTGCCTACTGGGTTTGATGCGGCCTGGTCCAGCTGCTGATTCTGGTTTACCGGGTTAAGTCCGAAGTAACTCATTGAGGGATATCTCCAGAGAAGCGCTGACGCTGCTGCGTGAGATCGATAACTACCGGTGTTCCGTCCTGTTTCAGAAGGTATCCGGTACCAAGTTTCACGAGATACTGGCTGTCGCCGTAGCTTTGCAGGCCGTACTGCCCAGGCGGAGCCTTAACGCCAGCACCGGTAACCTGCGTTTCCCATGCCTGATTAACCTCTTTATCGAACTGCTCAGAAGACATGCCCCACGGCAGCAGGACATTACCCATGCCGTTATAGTCATGCACGCCGCCAGTAGCGACGTTTATCGCCTGCTCCCAGACGTCAGAATCCAGCTCGCCAGAGAGATCGCCCTTCTGCGCCATTACTCCGGCGTAGTAGTCTTTCGCAACCTCATACGCCATAGATGCGCCCTGTGCGTCACCGGCAAATGCATCTTTAACGGTATTGCTGAACTCGAGCCGCATATCGTTTTCTTTCGGCATGGTAATGCCTTTGGCTTCTTTCGATCCTTTGCGTGCTGCGGCACCAGCCAGAATGGTTTGCGATGCGGTAGAGGGCGACACAGACACGTCAGGATTGAACCAGTTTTTCTCAGCAACCACGCCGCCAGGCTTGTCCATCAGGATACCGGCGACCGCAGCAGAAGGGGCATTGGCGCTTATTTGTTGCAGTGCAGCCATATAGACCTTCCCTCCACCGGTGCTTTGTCTGATCGTATCAAGGTATGCAGACTGCTGTGAAACTGGGGCATCGCGGAAGAATGTCCCGATCTGGCTGGCCTCTTCTTTTGAAAAAAAAGTTAACGGCGTGCCGTATGATTTTGCCAGTTCGGCTGCCTGGGATGCACGCAGCGCAATGCTCTGGCCAAAGTTATTTTGGTTGGTCATGTCTATAGGCTTACTCTGGCCGGAAGACAGAGAAAACTGAATAGGATCAGCCTGACGCTGTTTAATCACCTGGGTAGCAGCGGTGACAACATTGTCATAAAGCGCGGCCCGAGACGCATAACCCTCCCCTGTCTGTTCCGGCGTTGGCTTCAACTGATTGACGTAGGCTGTGATGCTGCTGGTCGGCATGTTGCGGAATGAACCAATGTACTGCCCGGCGATCTGCGTATTCCTGAATTCGATGTATCGCTGGTTGCCCTCCCGCACGCCGTAGGCAGCCATAAAATCAGCTTCCCCTGGCGGGTTTGGGAACTCAACACCTCGCATGTAAGCCGCGGTGGCGTCGCGAACCTGGCTATCGATAGCCGTTCTGTATTCGGCCTGCTGCTGCCGGCGGATCTGGTCAGCCTGGCGCAGAAAAGTGGCCTGCGCTTCCGGCGTGGCGGCGTCGAATGCTGCATTGCCGGTGTAGCGTTTATTGCTGGTTGGCAACTGAGAGAGGCCCAGCGCTGCGCTGACGCCGGTTGATAGCTGGTCAGGACTGTATGGTTGCGTGCCATTTTCATGTTTAATGATGGCGGCACAGAGCGCCTGCAGCGTGTCAGGATTGGAAGCATCAAGCGGCTGGTTAGCAGTGACGCCGAGCTGCGCACAAACCGCTTTGATGTATGCGGCCGTGTCATTATTGTCAGATGGCGGCGCCCAGCGGTTAATGATCTCGCCAACGGTATCAATCCCCTGTCGCTGGTAGGATATGAGGTTGCGGCCCAGCGCGCGGATCCCATGCTCAGGGGTCTCGAATTTAGCAAACCGGCCATCACTACCAGTCTGCCCAATCCATGGGTTAGAAGAGCTCGCCTCTAAGTTCCCCGGGTTGTTGTTGCGGATACCCCTGGTATCGCCGCTATCACCTTTCACATAATACTGATCTTGCTGCTCGTGCAACTTTTCAGCATATGCAGTCGCATCATCAGGATTATCAAATATTCCAAGGTGCTTTCCTGTTTTTTCATATAGCGCAATTGCTTCATCATCTGAAAGTAATTTACCGTCATCACTGACCGTTGGTATCAGGACTTCACCAGCATCTGTGCCTATGGAAATAGTTCTTACCGTGCTGATAGTACCATCTTCGTTTTTTACAGATGGTCGGTTGAATAAGTTAATGTTCCCCTGGGTAACCATTCCTTTCGTAGATGATGGCTCACCACCATAAGGGTTAACAGTAGCCCGCCGTGAACCGGCGGCCGTATCGCTCAGCTCACCGTTGCTCTGAATGAATCCGATCGCGTTATTTGCTGACCACTGAGAAAGCGCGCCATCAGCTACCTTCTCTTTGAATTCCACCTTTTTGGCCTGGATCTGCTCAGGGCTCCACCCATGTGCAGCGCCGAAGCTTTCTATTTGCTGAAACGCCTGCTGATTAGCCAGCACATAGTTGGCGTTATCGCCATACATTGCCGAAGCGGTTTTGGCGCCGGTGGTCAGCGTTGCCTGGAACTGCCCCTCTTCATACGCATTGAGCTGCCCTATCTCATGCCGGCCAGCCTGAGACGTAAACTGGATGCGCTGCTGCTGAGCCTGCTGCAGGAATCCCTGACGCGCCGACTCCGGCAACTTCATCGCCAGCTCCTGAGCCTTTGCGTCAAAGAGCTGGGTGTATTCCTGCCCCTTGCCGAGGGCATTTTTACCCTGCAGGTTAAGCAGGCCATTCTGCGGGTTGGTCATCAGATCGCTTGCGGTCTGCGTCAGTTGCAGCGATGCATCCTGTGCCATAGCGACATCTGCTCGCTGTTTAGCCTGGCCGAATACGTCAAGCGCCTGGCTTCCTGTGCTCAGCAGCGCATCGCCGGCGTTTGGTTGATCGAATGCCTGAAATCCCTGAGTGGAAACACCGCGGCTTTCAACCTGACGCCCGGCGACTGTTGGTACAACTGGCATAGTTCTCTCCTTATCGACCGGTAGGCGTGCCGATGGCAGCAGAAATTGGTGCGGCCTTACTCTGCGTGAACGGGTTCCAGGTTCCGCCGAATGACTGATAAGCGCCATAGGCTTTCAGCGGCGCAGTAAGCAGCGTTGTCGCCGCGCCGATAGTTCCTGAGCTTTTAGCCGCGCTAGCCTGCGCTTCATAGTTAGCCGCCTGCGTCTGATATCCGTATGCTTCTCGCTGAGCATTATTGACGGTAGTAAGAGCATCCAGTGCTCCAAACTGCGCCGCATCCCCGAAGATATCCAGCGCAGATCCTGAGCTCATATCAGCACCAGTTGCGCCCATTATTGCCGCCTGCGTGCCATGCCGCTGCCGGGTCTCACGACGGCGCTGATCAGCCTCCGCGTTACCGCGATTTATGGCGTCATTAGCCTGGGCAGTTGCAACATCAGCATTCTGCTGAGCAACCGCGGCAGTATATTTACCCTGCTGATACTGGTTATATGCAGACAGGCCGCTGAGCGCTAAAGTCGCGCCGGCGGCGATAGTCGGATCACACATCAGTTTTTCTCCATGTAAAAGCGGTGGAACGGCAGGCCGAGCACACCATATGGCGCCGGGTCTTCCAGGGTAAAACCGAGCCAGTGCAGCCACGCTTTTGCGACGTGGTTACGGGCATCGACATAATTTTCGAGATACGGATAGACGGACAGCATTGCAGCAACCACCTTCCGGCAGCGGCGCAGAAATGTGCGCTGATAGCGCTCCAGATCATCCGTGCCGACAAGCCAGGGGATCCCGCTGCCGCCAATCATTGAAGCGGGCGCCACGCCAAAGACGGTGACAACGCGGCCGTTTATCAAGCCGGCACAACAGAAGGTTGAGGTGCGAAGACCACATTCCAGAACACGGGCAGCACTCCAGCCATTCGTGGCGGCAAACTCTTCGATGTCGGCCAGGCGCACGCGGGGGATAATTTCAGCGATGTGCTCTGCGGTGGCCGGGACTATCTGGGCGTTAATCATTAAAAGCCTCCCACGGTAATGCGGGGGATCACCGCCATCACAGAAAGCGGCAGCGGATCAGTCTGACGGATTTTTACCCGCCCATTTTTATCCCAGTTGCTGTCGAGCTTGACCTCTACTTTGCCTGTGGCGTCATCAACCGGATCGTCGTAAAACTCAAACTCGCGCTGAGGGTATTCGTACCACTGGCCGCCTGGAGTTGATGCCCAGATGCCGCGGCTGGCGTTGACCACCAGCGTCACGGTATTGATCAACTGTTTCTTATCGAGCAGCGTCTCCTGACCGTTAATATTGATGTCCAGGGTTTCAAACTGGGCGTTAATCGGCAGGCCAATGTGGACCACGGCGCCGGGCTTCTCCAGCGTAACGGCGCCGCCGGTGACGACTTTCTGCGGCTCTACACTGGCGTCGGACAGTACATTGACGATCTGCCCCTCGAGGTGATCGAGTCCGGCAAATGTCTGGCGGGCCATGTACCAGTTAGTGGTGGCGGCATTGCGCAGGACAGGAGGAATATTCCTGTTGGCTGTGACGGTTACCGAGTTGCCGCTTTCAACCGAAATAATGTCGCAGCGCAGCTGCATGGCGACGGTGCTACCATCTTCAGGATCGGTTCCTGTGTAGGGGAACTGGATCTGTGCGCCGACGTCTCCCGCGGTAAAATAGCTGGCCCCGCTCATCGTCAGGGTATACGGCACCTGATAACTCCAGTCCCCGCTTCCACCGTTGATAGTCGCCGCCCGGCTGCCGGTGTTGCGTCCGTCATAGGTCAGTCCGCTGTCGACAAAGAAAGCGTCAAGGTCATCGGTGAACTGGCGGCTTGCCAGCCTCTCGATATAGCGTTTCGTCTGGCCGTTGATAGTGCGGTTAACCACGAAATAGATCGCATCCTCGCTGCCTTCACTGATACCGCAAGTGCTCTCATATTTCCCGGCGCTGGATTGCGGAGACCAGGCGAAAACCTGCTGATCACGCAGATAGGTCAGCACCAGCAATTTCCCATCGTCTCGCACGCAGAATGCGCTGGAGAACGGGACAATACAAAACGCCCAGTCGACAATGCTGCGCTTCTGGAAAAGGTGATTTGCGAGAATCGTCAGGTCGTTGCCCTGAAAACCGTCCACATCAAACGAGTAGGCCAGATCCCGCACGACGCTGCCCTTCTCCTGGATAAAGAGCGCGATATTCGAAACCGCGATAGGAGGTACATCGCTGCAGCCGTTTGAGCCCTGAGAACTCAGGGAGAATGCAGAAGGCGTAAGCACTTTATTCTGGTCACCGGTCACAACAAACTCACCGCCGGAGGTCAGAACAACAAGCGATCCGACATCGATAAGGTGGCGAATTTCGTTAACCTGCCGGCCAGCGTAGGTATAAACGATCCTGTCATCGTCCTGCGTCGGGTTACTCTTGCCGAAGTCTTTATAGTCACCGGTACGGCTGGCCCAGATGGTTTGCGGATACGCAGGGGATGCAGCGAAGTACAGCCTCTGCTGGTAGTAGACGACTGTCGCCGGATAACCATTGACGCTGTTCCACGCATAGCGCGCCCACTTGTAGCTGGCCTTGTCAGCACCGACAACGTTCTCAGGGATACGAGAAACCACATCAGCGGTTGCAGTCATCCCGTCACCGGCGACGGCAGTGATCCGCACAATGCCAAAGCCACTATGCAGGTATTCCCACTGCACGCCTGTATCATCATCGCCGGTCCCGCCCCATCCATCCCACGCCATACCTTCAGTGTGTGATGGGCGTAACGTCCCGGTTTTTCCTTCGGTATTGGCGCGATAGTAGTTGCTGTCGGCGCGCCGAATATCCTCGATCGATGTGCTCTTGCTGGTTTCCCATACCGGTACAGAATCAACAGCTGGCTGCTCAAGGTAGAACAGCTTTCCGACCTGCTCGGCGCCGAATATTGCAGAGCTCGAGGTCAGAGTGATTGTGCCAGTGGTGGCGCTGGCCCAGACAGTTTTGGACTCGTCGACATTGATATCCTCAAACGGGCCGTTAGTTGTCTGCACATCGACGATCTGCCAGTTGTCATGCGCATACCGGCGCAATTCTTTAGGCGGATAGGACGGGTGCACGATCGTCATCACGTCGGCGCTTTGGGTGAATTTCAAGCCGAAAACATCATTTTCTGTATAAGGCGTCGCCAGCTCATAAATCACATCGCCGGTGGTCAGCACCAGGCCGCCGTCTTTGATGACGCGCATGTAATTGTGGCCAAACTCCAGCGCATAGGTCTGAACCGTCGAAAACTGGAAAGGTATCAGGCGACATTTGCGATCCGGGTATTTCGCCGCGGCGATGAACTGCGTGCCCGGGCGGTTCTCTACCCCGCCATACTGCCGCACAATAAAGTTATCGCACTTGCGCAGCGCCACCTGATACTTCGCCATATCGATGCGGCCATAGAGCGATGGAGCAATTTCGCCACCTGAGAAGCTCGGTTGTATCCAGCTAACAGCCATCAGCACATCCTCGCTACGGTAAACGGATCGTCAGGCATTTGCGGTTCCTGCGATTCGTTCATGCTGTGAGATCCAGCGCTGAGAATGATCCGGCTATACATGCTCAGGGCGTTATTGCCGAGGTCGGCATTACCCGTGAGAACCATGTTAATAGCCGCGGCCAGGCGCCAGGATAGAGCCTCCTGGAAGATGGAATCGAACATATTCACGTCGGTGATGCGGGCAACATACCGAAGCCAGGCCTGTGGCAGATCGGTGTAAATCAGGCGCCCCGTGCCAGCGCTGTCCGCGCCGACCACGTACTGCACGCGCATAGCAGCCGTCGGATACCGTACGCCAGGCAGCGGGATCTCAATAATACGGAGGCAGTCAGTGGGGTAGGTATACGCATAATCCCAGTCCTGCGGCGGGTTGTTGGTGTCAGCCAGCGCGATAGTCTTGGTCGCAAAATTCCAGTCAAAATCGGCCAGGACAGCATCACGAATCGACTCGTAATACAAGGAGCATTGCCCGGCTTCTTTGCTGGCTTCTTCCAGACTGTTGATGCTCCGGTTATTACCGATGTTGCTCAGCGCCCGGTTGCAGATCTCAATGACAGAGGCCATTACTCTCCCCCTTCTCCGTAAAGCGTCTGCGCCGCCGTCTTCGGCGCCTCACCTGAAACAGGTGCCAGCGCCATATCGGTGATTTGCAGATCCGCGCTGCGGAAAGTGCCATCGTCGCCTTCACGCGCCGAAATACCCTTAATCACTGCTTTTGCGGTGATCATCACCTCAGTGCCTACATTCTGTGGCTGCGCTTTCAGCTTGTTCAGGGTGTCATTGTTCAGCGTGATACACAGCCCCCACGGATATTCGTCGCGGGTTTTGGTCTCGCCGCTTTCATCCTGGTAGCTGTCGGTGCCGGTTTTGAGATTGACCATTTCCATAGAACGCTCCTACAAGAAAGGGGCCGAAGCCCCCTGGTTTATTCTGAGGCTCAGACGCCTAAATCTTTTCGCTTATCGGCGATCTTCTCGCGCAGCGTTTCGGCTTTGGTGTTGTGATGCGGCTTCTCGTTAAAGAGCAGCTCGTACTCTTCGCGGAGCTTATCCAGCTCGTCATCGCCACCCCCTCCTTCGTTCAGCGACTCAGGTTTAACGACGGTGGGAGCCACAACCTTTTGCGTTGCCTTAGCCTTTGCTTCCTTCGCCGCTTCGTTCAGCGGCTCCAGCGCGGATCCAGGCACCCCGTCATACTCAATCTCTGAACCCTCCGGCCAGAGGTTGTTATGGATATGGGACAGACGCAGCACGCGGTATTTTGCTTTTTCAGCTGACATCGATATCTCCTTAGCCGGTCACTTTAGAGCGGGTCGGGTATGGGGTATTCGCATCAACGTCCAGGTTGATACCAGAGGTGAACGCGCCAGCAGTCAGCGGGCCGGTGGCTACGGAGTAGTTCACACGCAGATAGCGCTGAACGCCCGCCGGTACCTTCGCCGACACAACGCGCTTACCAGCTTTAAGCGCTGCCAGAGCCAGGGCACCGCTGTCATAAATGGTCGTCCAGGTGCTGTTGTCCGGGCTGGTCTGCAACTGCACGTTGACGGTGGCGGCGCCAGCAGCGGTGGCCGTGGTATTAACGAGAGCCCAAAACTCCAGCGGATAACCAACGCCGATATCACGGCGGGTGCCGTCGACAGGTGCCAGGTCAATCACATCGGTAGAAGCAGCAGTAGCCGTAACCGCCTGCGCTTCGGAGAACATCAACAGTTTGTCGAGGATCATCTTCATTTCTCCATTTAGCAGCCCGTTTCCGGGCCGCTGGTTATAGTCAGGGGTTAAACCACGCGAGCTTCAGTTTCCAGAAGCGCATCGGTTTCGCGAATCGGAACGCCGCGGAAACTGGTCCACCAATCGCCTTCAGTCTCTTTGACGCTAATCGCCAGAGAGGATTTCTCCAGCGATTGCAGGTCAAGAGCCTGGGCAACGGTGCGGTTCATGTAGAACACCGGGCGCCCCATGCCACGGTTAGGGATGCGATGCAGCGCTTTCACCATGAGCTTGGCGATGTTCGCTGACGCAGCAGGATCGGACAGGTCGCTGATATCGATGTTCGCGATGCGCACAACGTAGCGCCAGTCGCGCAGGCACAGGCCGTTATCCCACTTATAGTGGGTGCGGTAGCCTTCATACTGGCCGCCGCTGGCATCTTTCAGAGTCTGCTGGCCTTTATCTTCCATCTGCAGACCTGCTTTCTGGCCTTTCGGGAAGATACCGTGAACGGTGTTTTCGCCCCATACAATGAGCCAGATTGAAGTGTTATCGGTGCCAGTACCGCCGGCGTCGATAATGTTTTGCGCGTTGGTAGCCGTCAGGTCGGAGTAGCGAGAAGACAGGCCCATGAACTGCTGCGGGTTAACGCTGGAGTCGCCATAAAAAAGCGTTTGAGCCATCTGCTGATTCATCGCCTCGAGGAAAGCGCGATCTTCTGACAGCCGAAATTCAGCGGTATTTCCGTTCAGATCTGCCAGAGATTTATCAATCTCCGCATAGGTTTCCAGCATGCCAATGCCATCGGTAACCTGCACAGTGGTCGATTTGCTCGGCTGAACGCCGTAGTTGAGCAGACGCCAGGTCGCCGACGGCAGGCCAGAACGAATGGTCGTACGATGACCTGTCGGCAGGTTGCCTTCAACGATCAGCATGTCCTGCAGGATCGGGTTGGTTTGGGAAAGGAGCTCGATAATTTTATCGACTTTCCCGTTCGGGTCGATGCGCTTACCCCAGTCTGCCAGCGTCAGCGCAGTAATGCCTTTAACAGCCATGGTTATATCCTCTCTTATTTGCCATAAAGCACTTCGGCCGCACTACGCTGACCGCTTTCTTTTCCTGTCACCATGCCGTCTTCCGACATGGCCTTACCTACTTTGATGAACGCTTTCACCAATTCCGGGTGATTACCCAGCCCTGTGCCGTTCAGATATTCCTTCAACTCCGGCGTACCGAAGGTGTCCAGGGCTCGCTGAGCAACACCGAGGTTGGCCGTCAACTTATCGCCGCCGATCTCTTTATCGGCCTTGACGGTTGCTGCCCATTCTTCAGTTTGTGCCTGCCATGCATCTGCCTGACGCTGCTGCACACCGGCCAGAATTTTCGGGTATGCATCCACCAGCTTCTGCGCCTGCTCATTGGTCAGGTTCAGTTCACGGGCAACCGGCTCGAAGTCCTTCAGCGCTTCAGCGTCCAGCTCGACGCCTTCACCTGCCTGGAATTCGTATTTCTCCGGCGCGCCTTCCTGCTTCTGCTCTTTCTCGGTTTTTTGCTGCTCTCCGTCCTGGTTCTCAGTCTTTTCTTGATGGCCTTCACCATCAACGGAAGGGTTTTCACCATCCTGTTGTGCAGGCTGATCGCCCTGAGGGGCAGAACCTGTGCCTGGTGCAGATGGTTCAGATGCCGCCGGCGCTGCGCCGCCATCAGCGGGCTGCTCATTGCAAAGACGGCGATGCAGCAAACGTTCAAATAAATTCATGGTTACTCCTGTTCACTGGCCTCTGCGGCCATCTTCAGATACTGTTCAGGGCAGTGCGCCATGACGCGCTGGAACAATGCCAGCGCCAGGTTGCGCTGCCCCTCGTTGAAAGCAGTCACTTGCGGATCACCGGCAAAGCAGGCAGAAAACACCTTGCCCTGCTCCAGTACCCCCCAGATCACCCGGCGGCCCTGCTCGCTACCCATGACGAAACGGATATCTTCAATGTCACGCTGTTGAAGTATTTCCTTCTCGCGTGCCGATTCAGCAGCCAACTGGTCATCATCAAAATCTGTCATTGCTGGCCACCTGCAGGAGCACCTGCTGCGTTAGAAAGCGCTGTCAGTACGCTGGGATCCGCCGTCTGCGCTTCACTGAGGGTCTTGGCGCCCTGAGCGGCAGCCATACCCATTGCCACCATTTGCTGCTGTTGCTGCTGCTGAGCGCGCTGCTCGCGAACCTGCTCAACCCGTTCCTGTGGAACGATGACTGTCGGCGAGACACCGGACATCTCCGCGAATGCATCAATGGCTTGATCCACGTTGAGTTTGTCCAGCGCTTCAGGCTTGGCCTGTGCCAGCTGACCAATGAAGCCGACGGTGGATGACAGGCTGGATAGCCCAATAGATTTCTGCGCCTGCGCCATCACAGAGATGTACTCAATGCGCAGCGGCATCCCCTGCAGGACGTCCGGAGGCGGCGGGAGAAGGTTTTTTCTCGCCATGATGGAGAAGGTGCGATCGATAAGCGGGTTCAGGCATTCATCGTTCAGACGTTCCAGCACCGGACCCAGCATCAACAGCTTCTCTTCTTTCATCTCGATCACTGCTTCAACCGGCATCGAGCGGGTATTGATGTTCTGCAACATCATGAAGAGGTCGACAAAGTAGGCGCTGTTGATGATCTGCCGCGTGTCCTGAATGTCTGCCAGGAGGTCGGCGGTATTCGGGTTAACCAGATAGGCAGGCTTGAAACCATCCTGACCGGTGACCTGATCGATATAGGTGATATCGCCAGGCAAAAGGGAAACGCGCTGGTTGCGGAGTGATGACGGGCCAACCATCGGCGGGTTGGTGGCCTTGTCGATCAGTTGGCTTTTGCGCTTCTGCTCCAGTTGCAGAGCTTTAACCTGGCCGAGGGCAATCATACCCGGGCAGGATGAGCCGTATACGTCCTCGCCGTTCACTTCCCAGCGCGGCGCCATAATCGGGAATTCATCGAAACCAGACTCACGCAGCAACTTATCGCTGTCGCCTCCAACCTCGTAATAAACCGATTTGACCGGCTTATTTTTGCTGTTGAGCTTGGCAGTATCGCGGTCGATGTTCGGATAAACGGCATGAATAACTTCGATCCAGCTTTCGTAGTTGCCGGAATCCCACATGCCCTTCACTGAATCGCTGACGTTATTGAGGCCAAACTCCATTACCAGCTGGCGCACCGTCATGGAGAATTTGCGGAAACAGGTGTCAACGCTGCCGCGCGCAGAGTTCGCCATGTAGTAACTGCCGATCGGAAACATCATCGTGCGGATAACGTCGCTGTCATCTTCCAGAACAGCCATAGCGCCGGTGCTGTAATTCCCCAGGCTGGCGTAAAGCAGCGGCAGTGACTGGTAGATATTGGATTTGTTGAACACTTCGTTCATGCGGCGCTGAACGACTTCAAGCCACAGCTTCACTGGGCCGTAGTCCATCATGTCAGGGTCAGGCGTTGCCAGCTTGAACCACGGGCGCGCAGGAGAAGTGATCCCCGACATCATGCCGCTCGATAGCGTGCGTGCTGCCAGGGTGGCGGTGGGGTCAACAATTTTCGTATTGCGGCGGTCATCCCGGTTTACATCGGTGGCCAGGAAGCGTGAGCCACGCGGATTGATGAAGTCGCTCAGTTCGCGCCAGTGCGGATCGAACGATGAGCGATCATTAGTGAGCTGTGCCTGCTGCTTTTGCAGTTGCTCTTTCAGGGTTTCCGCTGCCATCTGCCGCGCTCCAGTTACTGACCGAGCAGCGTTTTGCCGCTGGTATTTGCGGCGGAGGTATCACCCTGCGCCCCGGTCAGCAGCGTAGAACTACGCCCGGCGGCCGCACGGCGGCGCCTGGTTTCTTCATCGCGGGAATCGACTACAGCCTGGTCCTGCTCCTGCGGAGCCGCCTGAACTTCTGGTGCCGCAGGTACTGAAGGCTTGCTGCCAATGCACATATCGATACTCCATACGCGTTTAATTTATTACCAATTTAACCACATATGATTTATTTGTCGTAGTGTATTGACCTTTTGATGATAAATTATTACCTTTTTGGTAAACACAACATGAAAGCGCACCCCATTCCCTTCCATTGGTGGCTTTGTCGTTACTCAGATGGCGGAGTGCGCTTCCAGGTGTGAAAGCATCCGGCGTATGGCACATGCGTCGATAGCGGTCCGGGGGCTCCTTGGTGCATGGCCCAGCGGGTAGCCGGAATGTGCAAGCCATGCCCTGCATGCACGACAGCGACTCACCATCGTGGCGGTACGGTGTGACACCTCGGAAGAGACGAGGGCACAACAGGTAAGAGCATTGAGATTGATCGTCGTTCCTGTGCCCAAGGTCTGTTCGAAGTCAGTGCTCTTTCCGTTGTGGCATTAGCTCAGTCGGATAGAGCAACCGCCTTCTAAGCGGTTGGTCGCAGGTTCGAATCCTGCATGCTGCACCAGAATCAAGCCTCAGGACCGTGATACCCGTAGTTCCAGTGCAAGTTTGGCGGTGGCAGTTATTCCCTTTCTGACCACCGCCCTTTTTACAGCAGGACGCCATTGCGATGACTTCATGCTGTAAACCCTGTGACACCCAGCCATGGACGGCACTTTCCATCATCCCTGCTTCGCCCGGTTCGCCGGGCATTTTTTTAAGGTGAAATTATGAGTGACAAAGACATTGAATCTGAAATTCAGGCTAAAGGCTTAACGGCGCCGCGCGTTACGCCCGACCATATCGAAAGCATTATTGCTCAGGAGGCATATTTCACAGCAGAAGATGGTGCCTTTGGCGTAGCCATAAAAGCGAAACATACTGGCGGAGAGGTAAACTACCAGCCGCACGAATCACTTTCTCTGCTGACGTTCTGCGTCCTGGTGCTGCGCAACGGCTTCACCGTCACCGGCGAAAGCGCCTGCGCCAGCCCTGAGAACTTCGACGCCGAGATTGGCCGCAAGATCGCCCGCGAGAATGCGGTAAATAAAATCTGGATGCTGGAAGGTTATCTGTTGAAGCAGAGACTGAGCTAAAAACAATATCGTGACATGTCACGATCAGCCCGCCGATGCGCGGGCTTTGTGTATACTGCCTGAATGGGATAAATAAGGACCGAATATGCAAGAGCAACACTTCTCACACGAAAACGAGTTGTTAGCAATGGCGCCGCTTAACGCTGATGGTGATAACCAGCTTTTCAAAAAGCAACGTGTTCACCTTACTGGTGCGGGATACGTGCAGTGGGATTTCATTCTTCCTGATGGCATTGACTGGCACTTCCACCAGGAAAGCATCTACCTTAGAAGCGATATTCAACTGAAGGAATTTAAAGAATTTATCCGCGATGAGCTGAGGCAAATCATTGCACGTAGAATCGAACAAGCCCGCTAATGCTGGCTTTGTTATTCCCACGGGTCGTACTCGCTGATCACGTTGGGCTGCTTGCCGCCGGCAGCAGGGAAATCTGAACGCTTCGTCACTGGGTATGCGAATGTCAGAAGCAGCGCATCGCCCTTGCCCGGAGACCGGCCAAGACGCTCTTTGATATCTTCCTTCGGCTCCATGACGATCTTGCCGTCCACCCTCACCTTGTACTCTGCCGCGGAAAGGTCGTCCGCCGTCTCCTGGTCGTCCAGCGCGCCGCCGAGCTTGAGCCATGTCTTACAGGCGTTGAACATCTCACCGCGCTTATTCAGCATCTGTGGGTCTGCCGATGCGCCTCCGAACGGCACAAGCTGCCAGGTGCGGCCCCAGCCGTCACCGATGGACTTCAGCCCGGTTCCGTAGCCGAAGTCGATAAACACCGCGTCAGCCTGGTACTGGTCCTCAAAGTCAGCGATACGCTTCGCCATAATCAGATCGTCTGTGGTTTTGTTACCGGTCCACAGCACTTTGCTGTGCAGCCCCTGGCGAAGATAAATCACTGCATCATCAACGCCGGAATATGCCGGGTCGACGCCGATTATCCGCGGGGCGTGCGCCACCTGCGCAGCGGTCACAACGCGCTTCATCGCCTCGTCTGTCAGCCCGGTGGGGATGAACTGCAGTTCTGAGGCATCAGGGAAGATCCCGCGCACGCGGACCTTCACAAAGTCGCTGTCCTCGCCGTAGTCGTCCACCCATTTCTGCAGCTGCTGCTTGTTGGTGCCTTCGACGGTGCGGCTGTCGATCTGCGCGCACTTCCAGCGGTGCTTGTATTTGCGGAAGCACTCCCGGAATCGCCCGGTGTTGCGCGTCGGGTTACCGAACGCCACCCAGATAATTTCGGTGTCTTCGTCCGTCAGCGCACCTTCGGCAACCTCCCAGACCAGATCCGCGATGTTGGATGCTTCGTCGAACACCACAACGATGCGCTTACGCTCGTTGTGCAGGCCTGCAAACGCCTCGGTGTTATGCTCAGACCAGGGAATAGCATCGGCGCGCCAGCGTTTGTCGTGGCCCGGATCGTTGCTGTACATCGCGGTGGCGGTGCAGGTGAACCACTCTTTCGTGATAGCCAGGTTCGACCATTTGATGATTTCCGGCCAGGTCTTCGTGCGCAACTGGTTGTCGGTGTTGGCGGTCACCACCACCTTGCAATCTTCACAGGTGGACATGGCCCAGTTAATCAGCATCGAGATGAATGCAGATTTGCCGATTCCGTGCCCGGATGCGCGGGAAATCATCAGTGGCTGGTGACGAGTAGCGGGGTTCTGCAGGTGCTCGCCTATCTCGCGGAATGCGTCAGCCTGCCACTGTCGCGGCCCGGAGGCGTGCGCCAGCTCTGTGCCATCCTCGCCCCACGGGAACGCATACAGCGCATAACCCAGCGGGTCATGCGTGAAGCTGGCGATATCATCGATCAGCTGTTCTTCCGGGGATAAAGCGGCGTCTGTCAATGGTCACCACCCTGGTGCTCTTTCAGGCGGCGCCTGGCGGCGGCCATGCGGTCGGCAATGGTAACGTTCACGTTAACTTCCATGCGCTCTTTGAACGCGTTAACGTCGACATGCTTACCGATGAGCTCGAGGTTTTTCACCTTGTCGGGCCATTTGATTTTCTTGAGGATGGTCTCTATCGAGGTCTCATCCATGTTCATGATGGTTGAGGACAGGTCAAACCCGCTTAGCGTGGTTCGCCAGATTTTCGGCCACTCGCGGATAGGCTTCAGACTGCCGTCGTCGTTCAGGATATCCAGCACATCCATCTGGTCGATTTCCACCAGGCGCAGCAGGACATAATCAGCACTGACGCGCAGGCGCTTGTTGCGCTCTTCCATCAGCTCAGCGATTCGTTTCTGGATACGCTCATCACGCATCATTGTGCTGGCTTTGACGTGGGCAGACTTCGGGGAGAACCCGGCATTGATGGCCGCCTGCGTCTGATTTTCAGGGCATTTCACATACTCCTGGACGTAGGCTTCCTGCATCACCGTCAACGGTTTGTACTGAGTTGATTTGCGCTTCGGATCCTTTGGCATGGTAAACACCCTGAAAATAATTACCTTTTAGGTAATAGTAACACGCAAAACAAAGCCGCCATAGTCGGCGGCCGCGGTCATTCCAGTTTAAATTCATCCTCAAACTCATGAGCTCGGGCAGCGACATGGTCGTATAGCACGACGTACTCAACACAGCTTGATAGGGGCATTGGCCGCTCAAACTCAAGCCAGAAGCAGTCGGCATAAGCTCGACCAAACCAGTACCCGCCGCCGTACTCCTTGCCACGCTGGATCATCATCCATCGGCCATCAGGTACGGCGTCGATAAAATCCCCGCGGTAAACGACAGTATAATTATGGTCTTTGCCACCCATGATCTTCACCCCTAAAATACTGTATATTTAAACAGTATAATCATGTGAGGATTTAGTAAATCTGTCGTGACATGTCACAGAGGTAATTTCGTTTCGTGCCAGCCAAGAGTGGCCCAGCATTGAGAGTCACCAGCGCACGGGCATGATGTTACCGGCAGCGCATCGCCACACTTACCGCAGCGGCGCTTGCTGATGGCGTTAATCCGGCCGCGCACCCGGGCATCATCCTGGCGGATCAGCAACGCGATGTACTCTGCCATTTCATACGGCGCACGCCCAGGGCGCCGGGCGGCGCAGTTCCGCGCCAGCATTTCCTGCTCCTGTTCATCCAGCACCAGTTCAATTTTGCGCTCACCGGCGGCGGACTGCCGCGCGCGCTGCGCGGCTTTGCGTTCTGCTGATGTCTTAGCCATTGTCATTCACCGAATTTCCGAAAAGCACAGGTCTACCATGCAGCACTCTGTCGTGATTAATTAGCGTGATAGCCTTCCACTTGTTAATCGAAGATGAGCACTTGGCAGCAAGCTTAATATTGCCGTTGTTTGAGTGGAGGAGACCAAGCCGAAAGAACTCCCTGAACCTCCAGTCTTCTTTGGTCAGCTCTTCAAGAGAGGCTTTGCGTTCTGCGGGGGATTTAGGCATCAGTCTTCATCCTCATCCCAATCGTCATCTTCCTCATCCTCGTCGTCATCGCAGGAATCGAGCAGCGGATTCATGCGCCGCCCTACCTGGCAGGCGTACCCGCGGCGGCCTAGGTTGTGCAGCACGCCGTAGATTTCGAACATTTCGGTTCGCTCATCACCAATATCAAGCTCACAGGCCAGCGTGTGGCATTCAGTAGCGAGCGCCGATATCTTCTCAAGCAGTTCGACCTTATTCACCTTTCACCTCCTGCGCCGTTCTGCGCTTAGCCCTTGCCAGCAAACAAGTCAGCACCAAAGCGCGGTGCTGTCGTATTCCCTCTGTCATGGTTTTGACTCCTGCGGGGCAGCTGCGAGCATGGCCTCGCTTTCCGCAATCAGGTTGTGAGGTAGTTGGCATCCTGCATTTTGCATGCCGCGGACAAATGCCAGCCAGCGCCGAAGCATATCCACTGAACCATCCGGAATTACCGGAGAGTTGCCAGGATGCACCGGGCACGGCCAGCGAAGCGAACCGTCACCGCTGGGGCATGTGCAAACAAGAGCGGCCTCCCCTGACACCAGCTGGCGGATAATTGCGGCGTCTGCAAAATTACCGATATGCTCCAGAGCAGCGGCAGCATTCTCTATTTGGCGAACATTCTCCGACACTACCGGCACCGGCTGCGCGTGGCGATAGAGCGGGGTGACCTCGCGTAGTGGGTCTGCATACGCATTACCGCTATCAAAACACACGACATTCTTAGCGCCTCCACCCGATAGCAGCCACGCCACCGGCTCGCTGTCCATTGCGGCCTTGCGGCGTTCATGTAGCTCACGAATTATCCCGGCAATTAATCCGGGCGTTGCCAGACGCTGAAATTCACAGTAGTAGTTCTGGTCAGAATGACAGGTGGCCTCTTGTGAGTACCACAGCAAATTAGATAATTCGCCGTCTGTGTGTGGCTCGCTGTCCATTGCGACCAGCGTCATGCGGGCCAACTCTCGTTCTTCTGATGCGCTCGGCTCTGGTCCATTGCCCAGGAAAATTTGCTGTGCGCGCTCTCTGGTTATGGTTGATTTGGTCATTGGCTGGCTCCCCTTCCAAGTTCTGCGCAAATAAATCCTGCTATAATCGCGCCGCAGTGCCCGGCAATAAGCGCCCAAACAGGCACGTCAATCTTTGCCGCTACCATGCTTATCGGCGTAGCTCCCAAGCCGATGAATGCAATAGTGAGATAAATTTTCCAACGTTCCGCCATCATTCAGCCTCCACCTTGATGCCAGCGGCGGCCAGCGCTACCTTTACGTCTTGGCTGTAGTTATAAACGCCATCAGACCAGACATATCTGTCCCCAGATACAATCTGCCGTAAGTCTGGCAGCTTCACCGTGCGGGCCTCCAGCCCGGCGATGCGCTGGCGCAGTGCTGTGTTATCGTCGAACAGCTCACAGATGTGGCGATTCTGCTTGCGAACGCGATTTTCGCTTTCAGTCATTTGCTGCTGCGCCTTCTCCAGCTTTTCGCTGTTAGCCTCAGCTGTTTTTCTCCACGTTGCGCAAATACGTTTCTCTGATTCCAGTGCCTCTACCAGCTCAACGTTTCGTTTTCCTTTGGCCTCAACCTGTCGATACAGCTCATCCCAACTTTTTGAGTTGTCGCGCACCAGACTTGTCACGCGCTCTTCACGTGACTTGTAATACTCCAGCGCCTCTACCAGCGCGAGGATGTTGGCAGGGTTAGCCAGGGCGATGAATTCGGCATTACGCTGCGCCGTCTCATCCCATGCCACATGCCCCTCGCCGTCGTATTCCTCACAGATGCAGGCAGCGTCACTGTTGAGCGAATCAAAGAGAGTTTGCCCGTCAGAGCCATAAATTGCGTATGAGGTGAATCCCTCCACGCAGTCATCGCCAGACCCGTAGCATCCTTCGTTTTTAACTTCGTCGGCCCACCATTCGCCCGGAGTCGCTTTCTCTGCAGCGGCCTTCATACGTTGCGCCAGTTCGGTGATATCAGTCATGCGGCATCTCCTGTTTTGGCATCAGCGCATCACGGACGCTCTGGCGGTAGTAGTGGTGAAAGGCGAACGTCAGACCTAACTTTGTTGGCCGCTCCTGTTTACCCAGCAGTTTGAGGCGTGTGCAAATGGTCGTCGCCGTCCAGCCAGAGTGATAACCGGCGGCTCGCTTCATAACGGTTTCCGCCAGAATGGTGCGAAAGTCGTCTCGCCCGAAATTAGTGTTTTCGAATGCGGCGTTGATCACTTCGTCAGTGAGATGTGCATCGATAGCGTGGCTCATTTGTCGGCCCCCTCGCGCAGAGAAAACTCCCATGCGTATTCGTCAGACGTTGTGAAGTAATTGATACGGTCCATGGTGATTACGCCGTAGCGCCCACGCTCACCGATGAAGAATTCGCCGATCACATCATCGTTGTGAATTTTATAAGGCTTTCCGATAGCGATTAACGCTACGCCATCCTGCGTGCGCTTTTTAGCTGCCGTGAATGTGATGGTCTTTTCCCGTTCTGCTACACCATCAGCCTTAAAGCCGGCTACGATGCGATCGGTGGCGGGGGTTTTGAGCCCATCGCGCAGTTTTACGTATGCGCTCAGCATGGCCAACTCAGGCACGTCGTCAGCTTTCGAATGATAAGTATCAAGCGCTTCCATCATCAGCTTACTGAACGGTGCCGGCGCTGATTTTTTCAGCGCCACATTCTCCGCAGCCAGCTGCACATGTGCTTTAGCCAGCTTCAGGAACTTCTGCTCTCTGATCGACAGCTCGCCTGCGCTCTCCAGGGAGGCGATGAGCTCGTTTACTGTTTCGATGTTCATGCCGCCACCCATTCGATCGCCAGATAAGCCACATACAGGACGGCGACGATTGCCACCCACCCAATGATGTTTGCCACCATCACGAACAGCAGCAGAGAACGCCGGCTGTAATTCACGAAATCAAAATCCATACTTACCCCCGCTTACCCGTTTAACTTATTGATTCAATTGATATCAATGAAGATCGTTGTTTTAGAACTCTTCGACCTTCCACCCGCCGCCGGCTTTTTCCGGGAGCTTCGTTACTCCGATGATCCGGAATGGGTACTGATCGGCTGCGACTTTGGTTTTCACCCTCGCATCGTCGGTCCAGTAACCCCCCTTCACTTCGTGCATTTCCAGTTGGCCGTTTGCCAGCATCACGGCGAAGTCAGGCGTGTAGAACGTGTTGTCAGCCAGACGCAGCTTGATGCCTTCGAACCGGTACCAGGCGATTTCCCCGTAGCGCTTACGCAGTTCAAGCTCTTGCGCATACGCCGTTTCGGTTTTGTTCATCTGGCCAGCTTTAAGCCGGCCAAGTGCCTGTATTGTCTTTCGCATGATTTTTACCTTATTGGTAATTTATAACCATAAACGGATCAATATCAATAGTCTTGCGCATATTTTATTACCCTTTTGGTAAACATTAAGGCGTAAAAAAACGCGCTTCCGCGCCGGTATTACTTGATGAGTCCTGCTGCCTTCCCTCGCCGGTATTCCTCCATCAGCCACTGTGCCGGGGTTATACCTCCGAGTGTCGCCGCGTTAGGCATGCATCCAAAGCTTCGACCTGGTGGATGGTAGGTATTGCCACCGGGGTCTGGAGGGGTGCTTATAGGCTCTGGCTTCGACTGGATGCTCAGAATCGGATCAGGTATCTGATGACCTGCCGCGACCTTTGATGCCCATTCGTCAAGAAGCTTACGCGCATGTTTCTCAACTTCAATCTCACTTAACTGACGCTGGTACATCGCGCGCCTGGTATCGCACACAATCCAGTACATGACAGGGTGGCGCCACGGGAATTGTTCTGGTCCGCCAGGCTGTAGGCTTTTCTCCTTGGCGTAGCGGTGAAACTCCCCCATCACATCTTCGATGCTCACGCCAAGCACCATCTTGCTGTCTTTGCACCACTTGATGAATTGACCTGGTGACGGCCAGAACGGTGATTCACTGGCACGGGCATGGCGCATTCCTGCTGATACCTGCTCGCGGGTACGGATACCACCTTCGGCGAAAGCGGCGATCCACTGGCGCTTAGCGTCGGTCTCCTGCTGTGCGGTCTTAAGGTTGGTCTGCTCTGCTGCCGGAAACAGTTGCTTGAGCTGTTTAAACAGGGCATCGACAAGTCTCTCTGCGCTGATGTTCACAACATTGTCTTGCTGAGCCTGGTGATTGTCCGGACCCATCATGCGAGCCAGGGCGCCGGCATCACGATTCTGAATTGCTGCGAATACGTTACTCATAAGAAATCCTTCCAGCCTTCAGGGCTGTTCCAGTGTGGTACTTCATCGTCAGAGCTTTCACCGCGCTTTCCTGCCGCTCTTTTTTTCCTGTTCATCAGCAGCCGGGCAAACTTCTGCTCCCACTGCACGTGTTGCATCACATTGCCTTCTGCCATCCAGTAGGTGATGAATTCGATCAGGTCTGATTTCTTGTAACCGTCAGCTGGTAGCGCATGGCCCCATGTTCTGGCGCGCATGACAAAGTCCTCTGACGGCTTCCAGTTTTCATGCATGGTGAATTTGCCAATTGGCTCTCCGATACCATCAACGACAACCGGAGGGACTTGAATTACTTCGCGCGCAGAGAGAGGGGTTTTTATTTCCCTGATCCCTGATCCCTTTCCTAATGGTACTTGTACCGTATCAGTACCGTACTCATACGGTACTAGTGGTAAACCTTTGATTTTGCTTTCTTTTGGCTTATTCACTACCTGATGTTTAAGGAAATTAGTTATGACCCCAAAATGCTTGCCATCAGGGGTGGAAAACATGGATAAATAACCACAGTTGGAAAGCTCCCGTATTAGTACCGGAATAGGAACGGATGGTTCTCGGATAGGGAAAACTGCAGCTTTGATAAGCTTCGGGTTTGCATTGAAATAGCCTTCATCATCTGCGTAATTAAGCAGACCAATAGCCAACAAGCAGGCTGGTTCTGATACCTCTGCCATGTCTTCATCGGTCCAGAACTCGGGCTTAATGGTGCGAATGCGGGCCATCAGATCACCTCCAGGGCATTACCTTTTGAGGCCTCATGCATTAGCCGTTTTATCTCAGCATGGCGGCGGCGGTTAGTCTCGAGGGTGCATTCGACACAATGCCCGTTGTATACCCATCGCTCACTGTCATGGCCGTGCTTACATTGCTTACCGGTGTAGTAGCGCTTTAGTCCTGCCTTTGCCGCTTCGACGCGAGTAATGATCTCCATAGTTCCTGTCTCACTCTGGTTGTGGTTACGGTAATTTTGCAGCAAGCCAAAAAAAGATCAACCGTATTTGGATAATTATTACCGAATTGGTGTACAGGGAGAGGCAGGAGCCGCCTGGGGGTGGCGGCGAGGGTGAGTTTTGAGGATTAACGTTCGTGGAACCAGAGGACCAGGTCGGATTTTGCGGAGATCCACTTACGGGATTTGCAGGCTTTAAACAGTCTTTCTAACAGAGGCTTACGTGGAATTCTTCTACGGCCAGTCAGGTGAACCTGAATGTAGTGGCTGGTCGTGCCGGCGTCACTTGCGAACTCTTCACGCTCTGCCGGAGAGAGGTCGAGCCAGCAGCGTTTGAAGTCAAATTTTTGCACATCGCTCATATTTTTTAGTCCCGGACTAACTTTAGACAGCCTGATTATTACCAATCTGGTGTAAAAATCAATGACTGTTACCTTTTTGGTAAGTTTACCTTTATGGTAATATTCTATTAAATTTAATCAGTTAGGTAACAATTTCAGGCTAAAAAAATAGAAATGAAAAGCATCTACGACATACGACGCGACAACCTCAACGAGATAATCCGGAAGGATTTCGATAACACGCAACTACGGTTTGCCGAGAGATTCAAAAAATCAGCGAATCTCGTTAACAGGTGGAGCAAGGGGACAAAAAATATCGGCGCCAACGCGGCACGCGAGATCGAGTCGTTCGCCGGGAAAGGTCGTTTCTGGCTGGATATCGACCATCTGTCAGATACCCCGACGCTGCCGGAGATTATCGACCCGCAGGAATGGAGTGTGGAAAAGCAGGCAGCGTTTACCCTGGGTGTATGGATGGGACAGCATCCGGATCTGAACTCAGAGAAAAAGGTTTCGGAAGCGGCCGGTATCGGCCAGGCGACCGTAAATCGCATCCTGAACTGCGAAGGCTCCACCAGCATTGGCGTACTGTCGGCTATCGCCAGGGCGTTCGGCCGCGATGCATATGAGCTGATCCTGCCGCCTGGTAATGCTGGTCTGATTGACTATGACCACCATGAATACGCCGGGCTGCCGCAGGAAGAGAAAAACAAGATCGCCGCCTTCATCAAGTTCATCGTCAGCCAGAACCAGTAACCTCTAACCTACCTGTCACTCCCTGATGGGATAACTCCCCGCGTCTCATGCACTTACCAAAATGGTAAATTTTTCCTCGTCACATCTATTGACTAATTCGAAAATTGATCAGATTATTACCTTAACGGTAACAACAGGGCGTTGAATTACCAGAAACCCACCACCGGGTGGTTTTCTCATACCCCTGATATTTACCAAGTGGTAATAGTGAGGTGTGTATGCAATGGCAAATCATTAACGGCTGGTACTGCGTTACGGCATGCGGGCTGATGAGCTGGAAGTTTCGCACGCTGCTGGAAGCAATCAGCTGGGCATTCGTCAGCAAACTGGCAGCAAAAACGGAAATGGGTATGGGGGTGAGTAAGTGACTGATTTAGCAATTATCGAAATCGCGCCAGACATGGCGCCGGCAATTTACGTTGAGAACGGGCTTGATTCCTTCCTGGAAAAGATACGCGCCGGAGTAAACGAAGTTCCTGACCTGAGCACTGCAAAGGGACGGGCTCGTATTGCATCGCTGGCCGCACAGGTATCACGCAGCAAAACTGCTGTAGTGAAACCTGGCAGGGATTACCTGAGGCGCCTCAAGGAGCAGCCGAAAGTGGTTGAAGCTGAATTGCGCCGCTTCGTCACCGAATGCGATCAGCTGCGCGATGAAGTACGCCGCCCTCTTACCGAGTGGGAAGATGCTGAAAAGGCGCGCACCGAAGCACTGCAGCAGCGCCTTGTGGATTTGCGTGCGCTGGCTGACGTGATCGACACCGCCGGTAACTACCTTCCTTCTGCTGATATTCAGGCGCGCATTCTGGAAGCTAAATCTGTGGTACTGGATGACAGTTGGCAGGAACGTGCAGCAGAGGCGGGAGTGGCTAAAGATTCAACTATTCAGCAACTGGAAGCGTCGCTGGTAATAGCGCAAAAGCGCGAACATGAAGCCGCTGAGCTTGATCGCCTGCGCAAAGAGGCAGAAGAAAAAGCACGTCTTGAGCGTGAAGAGAATATCCGCCGTGAAGCCGCTGAACAGGCTAAGCGTGATGCAGAGGCAAAGGCACAGGCTGAAATTGATGCTGCTGCACGCCGTGAATCTGAAGCCAGAGCTGCAACTGAACGCGCAGAGCGCGAAAAAATTGAAGCCCAGCAGAAAGCAGAGCGTGAAGCAAAAGCCGCTGCGGAAAAAGCTGAGCAGGAAAAGAACGCTGCTATCGCAGCGGAGCGCCGCCGTCAGGAGGAAGCTGAATCAGCGCGCCTGGCTGAGCAGAAGCGCATTGCGGAAGAAGAAGCGCGCCGGGCCGCTGATAAAGAGCACCGCCGCAGCATCAATCGACAGGCTATCGCAGACCTGATTGAAAGCGGCCTTACGCAGGAAATGGCAGAGAAGGCACTGATCGCCATCGCCAGCGGGAAGGTATCTGCAGTCTCTATCAAGTACTGAGGTGCGTATGAACACTCAGCAGATTAACAACCTGAAAAAAATCATGAACAACATCGATGGCGACTACCAGCTTAACCAGATGCTGTACGAGCGCCACGTCGAGCTTATCGACGCGATCAAGTTCCATCAGCTGCAAAAACCATTCTACGAACTGGAGCGCAAAGGCGTGCGCAGCGAGATCCTGGAAGAGCTGATGATGAGCTCTGAGTTTGAAGAATGCCTGGCCGCGTATCAGCGGGAACTCACCGGCATCATTGCCAAGTGGGATCTGGCTGACCAACTGGATACGGCGAGGAACGCAGCATGAGCAAACAAACAGGTGGACCAGCCTTCCCGGTTGCCGATGGTGCCGCGCATCGGATAGCAATGCAGCTGGCCGGTGACGATGAAGCTAAATACATTGCCGAATCAGCAAAAGCACTCGCCGGAATGACACTGCGCGATTACTTCGCGGCAAAAGCGATGCAGGGATGGCTAGCAAGTTATCCAGAGAGCGAACAGCACCCTGTGGCTACTCACCGTGAAAACATGGTTGCTGAACTTTCTTACCTGATGGCCGATGCAATGCTGAAGGCTCGGGAGGAGTGATGACACCAGGAATTTACTTCGATATCAGCAACGAAGACTACCACGCCGGCGACGGCGTGAGTAAGTCGCAGCTGGATATGGTGGCGCTGAGCCCGGCCCTTCTGCAGTGGCAGAAATCAGCACCGGTTGATACCGAAAAGCTGAAAGCTCTGGATATGGGGACGGCTCTGCACTGCCTGCTTCTGGAGCCGGAAGAGTTTGATAAGCGCTTCATCGTGGCGCCTCCCTTTAACCGCCGAACAAACCAGGGGAAAGCGGATGAAGCGGATTTCATGAAGGATTGCGAGGGGAGCGGGAAAACAGTTATGGAGGCGGAGCAGGATCGTCAGTTGAAGCTGATGCGTGATAGCGCAATGGCGCACCCTGCAGCGCGCTGGCTGCTTGAGGCGGAAGGATTCTGCGAAGCATCCCACTACTGGACGGATCCGGAGACTGGCGAGCTGTGCCGCATACGCCCGGACAAGCGCCTGAAGAATCACCCTGTCCTGCTGGACGTGAAGAAGGTTGCCGATATGGAGCGTTTCTCGCGCCACATTGAGGAATTCAGGTACCACGTACAGGACGCGATGTACCGCGAAGGCGCGCAGCAAACCACCGGCGATCCACATGGATTCTTCTTCCTGGCAGTGAGCGAAACCATTGACTGCGGCCGCTACCCGGTGCGGGTGTTCGAACTGGATGCGCAGGACGTGGACACAGGGCATGCGCTCTACCGCCGGGATCTGAATACCTATCACCAGTGCCGCGAAACAGGCGACTGGGGTGGATTTGAAGTTATTAAACGCCCTGAGTGGGCACGTAAACAGGATATGTACGTATGAGCAACGACATCGCAATCACTTCTCAGCCTGGTGCTACCGTCGGCACCGCAGCGGCAATCTTCAGCCCGGAAGGGATGGATCGCCTGGTGCGATTTGCCACCCTGATGGCTGACAGCAAAGCCACCGTTCCGGCGCACCTCGCTGGAAAGCCAGCTGATTGCCTGGCAGTCACTATGCAGGCGGCGCAGTGGGGAATGAACCCGTTCGCGGTGGCGCAGAAAACCCATGTGGTTAACGGCACGCTGGGCTATGAAGCGCAACTGGTTAATGCGGTTGTCTCTTCATCAAACCTTCTTGCCACTCGCCTGAACTACAAATGGGATGGCGACTGGTCAAAAGTAAGCGGGAAAACCGACAAATCGCCGAGCCTGACAGTGACAGTGTGGGCAACCCTTAAAGGCGAATCTGAGCCTCGCACCCTGACCATCAGCATGGCGCAAGCCGGCGTGCGCAACTCCCCTCTCTGGGAGCAGGATCCGCGTCAGCAACTGGCTTACCTGTGCGTTAAGCGCTGGGCACGCCTGCACGCCCCTGATGTTCTCCTTGGCGTTTACACCCCTGACGAATTGCAGGAGGTAGCACCGCGTGTTGAGCGCGATATTACGCCAACACCAGCGACTGCATCCGGCATGAACAAGCTGATCAACACGAAACCTGAACAACCGGCGGAAGAAAAACCAAAGAGCAGCGACGACCGCGATCCAGAAGAAATTCTGTGCGCTTTCACTGACGCAGCGATGAACTACAACACGCTGAAGGACCTGGACAACGCTTACAAATACGTTGCCAAAAAGCTCGCTAACGATGATGAGCGTCTGGCTAAAGCTACGGACGTCTACAGCATCCGCCGCGAAGAGCTGAATCAAATCCCGATGTAATCACCACCGCGGCGCCGGGCGCGCCGCACTGAAAAAAGAGAGGTAACGATGAAAGGTGCATTAGGCAAAAAGGAACTGCTGGCGGTGGTGCCTGTATCGATGAGCACTATCGACCGCATGGAGAAAAACGGGGAGTTCCCTAAGCGTTTCTGGATCACAGACAAGCGCTGTGCCTGGAACAGCGAAGAGATCGAGCGCTGGCTTGATGAACGTCAGCAGAACGGCACAACGGAGTTTGCTGGAAAAAAGCCTCCGGTTGAGCAGCGAGTATTTCGCCCGGTTGGTAACGCGGCGTGACGTCGCTGGCGAGGTACTGGGAAAGGTGGTCAGGATGGTTTCTGTACCTGGCCGCCGTATCCGCCTGGCTGTTCCTGCTGGCGGTCATTTTTCGAGAGGGTTGGATACGATGAATCGGATGGAAAAATACCACGCGGATTATGTCTCTCAGCGCAAAGCGCCCCCTCTTGTCGCCGTAACGCCGGCGGCAATGGAGATCGAGCAGCGCGCTATTGCTCGCGAGAAAAAAGGCCAGTACCGCCTGGCCGCTCGCCTCTGGCTTGAGTGTATGGATGCGGCCACTGGCGAGGTTGAGCGGGCCCGTATCGCTATACGCCGCGATCAGTGCATTGGCCGCGGGAATCGGCTTCGCCAGGGATGCTATGCCGGGATCTGCGCCACCGCCGGGGTGATTTATGACTAACCCACACGACAGCATTCGCGTAGGCAGTATCACGCTGGTTTATTCGTCCGTGCGCCGTGGCTGGCTGGCGCCTGGCGGCCAAGTTATCAGAAACCCATTGAAGGCTCAGCGCGTGGCGGAGCAACTGAATAGCAAGAAGGTGTCAGCATGAGCGGAAAATACACCCTGATCTATGCGGATCCGCCTTGGGCATACCGCGACAAGGCAGCCGACGGTGACCGAGGCGCCGGTTTCAAGTATCCAGTGATGAATGTTCTGGATATCTGCAGGCTGCCAGTATGGGAGCTCGCTGCAGAAGATTGCCTTCTGGCTATGTGGTGGGTACCGACTCAGCCGGTAGAGGCGCTGAAAGTCATGGAGGCCTGGGGCTTCCGCCTGATGACAATGAAGGGATTCACCTGGCACAAGACGAACAAGCACAAAGGGAACAGTGCGATCGGCATGGGCCATATGACCCGGGCGAACAGCGAAGACTGCCTGTTTGCCGTGCGCGGGAAACTACCGGCGCGCATTGACGCCTCGATCTGCCAGCACGTCACGGCGCCGCGCCTGGAGAACTCGCGCAAACCAGACGTTATCCGCGAGAAACTGCTGCAGCTGCTTGGCGATGTCCCACGCATTGAGCTCTTCGCACGCCAGTCGTCTCACGGTTTCGACGTGTGGGGGAATCAGTGCACGGCGCCGGCTGTTGAGTTGCTGCCAGGCTGCGCAGTGCCGGTAGTGAAGACGGAGGCCGCATGAACATTGCCGAAGAGGCCTCGCTGATACGACAACTCGAAGAGGCGCGCGCCATTATCAACCAGAGGAATGGAGAGATCCTTCACCTGCAGAAAGAAGCGGCGCGCTACCGTGAGCAGCGGGATTCTGCAAACGCGATGGTTAAGTTCCTGCGCGGACTCTTTGAGAATTCTTCGAAGGCGACACAATGAGCCGCCTCCTGGCGGACTATTGTTCATTCATCCACTTTTCAAATGCAGACGGGGAGAACGGCACCAAGTCGTAATGCTCCCCGTTTATCCATGCATCAACCATATTTGCCCACTGCTGCAGCATGTAGGCCCGCTGCCGGGAATACTCGGCCTTGTTGTAAACCGCCCTCACGCCCTTCTGTTCATGCGCAAGCGCCTTCTCTATCCAGTCTGACGGGAATCCCGCTTCATGCAAAAGCGTGCTCGCTGTGCGCCGCAGGTCGTGCACCGTGAGAGGTTGCAGGCTCTCCCCGGCATCCGCTGCCGCAGCAACCGCGCGATCGATGACTGAGTTCAGAGCAGCATTGGATAACGGCTTACTGGTGCTGTAGCGACCTGGCAACAGATAATCACTCCCGCCGGCACACATCTGCAGGCCTACCATCAGATCCTGTGCCTGGGACGGCAGGTAAATAACGTGTGACCGGCTGCCTTTCATTCTGTCAGAGGGTATCGTCCAGGTGCCTTTGCTGAAATCCACTTCTTTCCACGTCGCCATGATGAACTCGGTTTTACGCACCATAGTGATCAGGATGAGCTTTACCGCCAGTTTTAAAGTTGGCAACGTGCTGACGGTATCCAGCGCCCTGAATAGAACGCCTATTTCTTCCGGCTGCAGACATCGGTCTCGCGGTTTAAACATGGCGATCGCTGAAGGTTTGATATCTGCGGCCGGGTTGAATAACCCGTGCCCGCGGTCATTGGCATACCGGTAAACGCTGCTGATGATTTCACGCGCCTGCACCGCCGTCGCACGTCCGCCGCGCTCGACTATGCGATCGCAAAGATCACGCACCATAGGAGTCGTTATCTCGGACATCATTTTGTTTCCGAGAACAGGCAAAATATCCCGGTCTATTACTGATTGCTTCATAGCCCGCGTGCTGTCAGCCAGGACAACATGTTTCATGTAGGCGTCGGTATGTACCGTAAATGTTTCGGCGCCGCGGATCCGCTTGATACCGTCACGCTTCGCCGCAGCCGGCGACTGGCCTGCGTTCAGCAGCTTTTTAGCCGCTATCAGTTCATCCCTGGCTTCAGCCAGCGTGATACCGTCACGACCATACTGACCGATAACCAGCGTCTCCCGGCGGCCGTTGATGCGATAATCGTAACGAAACGAGATGGTGCCTGAGATCAGCACGGCTACATACAGACCGTCGCGATCGGAGACCTTGTACAT